TCTTCAGGGTATGGTGTTGGGGCTTCCCACAGACATGTGTCTTGATTCAGTGTCCAAGACTCAAACGGCTTTGGTGGCGCGAACCCGTCAATAGGTGCTGGCAGGTAAACAAAACCGATACCAGCATAGTTCTTACGGAAGGGCTGCCCACCAAGTATGTGTTGTCCAGCTTTGGTGTTGTAGGACGTTCGCTTGCAGGTCAGACCCATGATCTGCCCGTAGCGTTCTTCCCAATTGACGCCATCTTCGCCTTCGTCTTTACCAACAATCACGTTGACTACCACATTGTTGTCATCTAGAAATGCGTAGTGTGCCATTATTAACTCCAAGAAACTGTGCCCGTACCTGCGGTAATCGTTGTCACCTTAAACGAACCAGAAGTCGTGGTGGACATTGTAAGACCGCCACTAGGGTTAGAAATAGTGAACGTGTCGGGGTATTTCAGAATAACAATACCAGAACCACCTGCGCCGCCAGAACCATTGTATGAAGGACTATCGCCACCCAAACCACCACCGCCGCCGCTGCCGGTATTGGCTGTTGCGTTGGTTCCGCTGACGATGGCGTTACTGGCACCGTTGATGCCACCATTGCCGCCTCCAGCAGCACCAGTACCGCCTACTGATGCACCGCCAGCGCCGCCACCGCCTGCGTAAAGCACAGCCGTCCCAGTAATGGATAAGGACGTACCCGCGCCACCATTACCGCCAGTGCCGCTTGCGCCATCGCCGCCAACGCTGCCAGAGCCACCTCCACCACCTGCGGCCACTTGGTTAGTCTGCACCGTGTTGCCGTTGCCGCCTGCATTGCCTTGGCCCGCTGTGCCAGATGCACCAGTGTTGGAATTGAACGCACCGCCACCGCCGCCAGAACCGCCACTATTCGCCGTCAAAGTGTAGGTGCCGCCGCCACCGCCGCCCGTTGACGTAATGGTCGAAAACACGGAATTCGATCCATTGCCGCCACGGTTCCAGCTTGGCACGCCACCAGCACCACCGGCGCCAACTGTGACCGTATATGTGGTGGCTGTTGCAGCAGACAGAGTGGATGTAAGCAGACCACCAGCGCCACCGCCGCCGCCAGCAGTCCACAGATAACGCGCAGACGCACCACCGGCACCACCAGCAACCACTAGGTATTCGACAGTTAATCCAGAAGGCGCGGGTGCTTGTGCCTTCATTAGTAGTCTACTAGCTAAAATCATGCGACATTCCCAATTGCAGAACCGTAGACGGTTGAACCAACCTTCCACAAAACAATGACGCCATATCCAGTTGTAGGCAACGTAGGCGCAGTGCCGCCAACCCACACAACCCCAATCGTTGTCCAAGTCACCGAAAACGCAGTGCCGTCAGCGATCATAAGAGTAACACTATGCCCAGAAGCAAAGTTCGTAGCCGTAGGGGTTCTATTGGCACCTAAAGTCCACACTTGAATGGTTCCGTTGGCGGGGTTAATGTCAACAGAAGCACCATCAGTAATTGTAAAGACAGTTTCTTTAAAGCCCGTCAGTGTCTTGTTAGTCAGCGTCTGAGTATCCGTAGTACCAACAAGAGCGCCTGTAGGTGCCGTTAACGAAGTCCCCCAAGCAGAGCCTGTAGAGACTGCAACACCAGCACCAGGATACACCATAGAGCCACCAGAAGCAGCAGCCCACTTAAGTCCAGTTGCTTGTGTGCTATCAGCAGTCAGCACAAATGTGTCTGTACCAACAGGGAGCCGAGTATCCGTAGTTCCGTTATGAACAACTAAATCACCCTTAGTCGTCAGCGGAGAAAGAGCATCAAAAGCAGCAGCAGCAGTAGTCTGACCTGTACCACCATTAGCGATAGCCACAGTGCCTGTAACGTTACTAGCCGTACCTGTAGTGTTCTGGTTCAAAGTAGGGATGTCAGCGGCAACGATAGTGCGGAACGTAGGCGTACCGGAAGCGCCGTTAGGAGCAGCTAAGAACGTATTAGCAGCTTGTGTGTTCAAAGTTGCTGTCAATGTTCCTGCGGTAGTAACAGGAGAACCAGACACCGTAAAGATGCTAGGCATAGACAGACCAACAGAGGTAACTGTACCGCCTAAACCACCACTAACGCTAATCCACTCAACATCCGAGGCAGAGCCGTTAACAGCTAACACCTTACCAGCATTAGTAGCAAGGCTAGGCAGCAAGTTAACACGAGCACCAGAGGCCGTAGAAGCCCCTGTACCGCCATCAGCGATAGCCAGATCAGTGATACCAGAGATGTTACCACCTGTAATGCTCACGTTATTAGCATTCTGAGAAGCAATGCTTCCGAGGCTGCTAGTAGTAGCATAAGTGTTAGTATCTAACGTCCAAGTATCAACTGCTGTCTTCTTCAAGAAACCAGAGGTGCCAGCCAAGCCTGCAATGGCAGTCAAGTCACCATCCAGCGGCTGCTTAGCATCCAGAGCAGTCTGAGTAGCTGTGCTGATAGGCTTGTTCAGATCACTGGTGTTGTCAACGTTACCGAGGCCAACATCACCTTTAACAAGCGTAACAGTGCCTGTCTTGCCAGCAACGCTCTGCACAGGAGCTTTAGCGGCTAAATCAGCCACCGTAGTCTGCGAAGTAGAGCCGCCCTGCACAATAGGCACTAACTCAGTCCCCGCTAAGGGCGTAGTAGCTGCCGGAAGTGCTGAAATTTTTACATCTGCCATGTTAATTATTCCCCAATTAAGTAAGAGCCATCTTCGGCAACAAGGAAGTCCCCGCCTTCCGTCAGAATCTTAGTAGAAGTGCCAACAGTGCCCACCCAAGAGGTGAATTGACTCCATGTAGCACGCACCCAAGTTCCATTCTGCTTAACAATCACCTCTGTAGGCTTAGGATTGTTAACAGCAGCAGGTAATGAGTTAGGATCGAACAGTTGCGATGACTGAGCAATGAGTTTTTCAGCCACTTTATCGTATTCTAAGTAGCCTGCATTGATTTCAGTGTCGTCAGAGAGCTTAAGAACCAGAGATTTATCAAAATCAATGTAAGCATCTACGACACTGACACCATTTACGCCATCATTGCCATCTTTACCGTCTTTACCGTCACGTCCGTTAAGGCCATTGGCTCCCGGAAGACCATCTTTACCGTCCTTGCCGGGAAGTCCGGGTGCTCCTGCGTCACCCTTGTCTCCTTTATCGCCCTTATCGCCTTTGTCGCCTTTGTCGCCCTTAGGCATCTGGAGAACTCGTTTAACTTCATCCCGAAGTTTCTTGAATTCCCTCGCAAGAACAAGTAAATTAGTCTCAGCCATTAGCTGTATCCTTCATTAAATCTTGAAAAACAGCATTCTCACCCTGCTTTTGTTGGTTTTGAAGTTCAACAACCCTTAAGTTACTGTCGATTTCCTTCTCTTTCAAGGCCAATTCAGCTAACTTAACACGCCGTTCAAAGTCCTTAGCCTCGTTATTCTCATCCAAGTTGTTACTCAGAGCAGCAATAACCTTAGCTTTAGCCTCTTCAGGGGCAATCTGAGCCTCAACAGCAGCCTTCTGAGCCTCCGCAGTCTGCTTAGCAGCCTTGGATTGAAGCTCCTGCACCTGTGCCTGCACCAGAGCCATCTGAGCCTGCTGCTGCATCATAGCAGCTTGCTGAGCTTCAGGGTTCGGTTGACTCATCTGATCCAGAGCAGAGATAAGCTCTAAGCGGTTAGACAGAGAACTATTACCAATGATACCCTTGAGAATCAGAGGCAGCACCGGAGTGTCAGGGCCGAGGGTCTGTAAAAGTGCAATAAACTGTTGCTGTTCAAACTCCCGAGCCAGAATACCAAGAGTAGCAGTGGGAATAAACGTAACATCAGCACTCGGGTAACGCTCAGCATCAAACTGCATGTATCGCCAAGCAGCCTTGTTGATGAACGGGATAAGGAAATCTTCTTGGAAGTTCGTCAGAGTACGCTTGTACTTCTTGATGATACCTGCCATAGCCATTGACATACCACCAGCGCCTGCATCACGAGGAGCAGCAGTGGGCATACCAGCAGCATCAACAGTACCAGTAGCTTGCAGCAGTAATCGCTCAAAGTTCTGTGCAGTCTGAATCGACACAGGATCAGTCTGACCGAACTTCAGAGGCATCATGATCTGGTTAGGATCACCATTGGTCAAGAATTGCGCACCAGCACGCACTTGGAACTTAGCACCTCGAGGCAGGCGAGTAGCATCCATAGCCATCATAGGAGCCGCTGTCAGAGCAACAGAGTCCATATGAGCACGCAGTTGACCATCAATGGCCTTCTGCATGTTATAGGCCTTTTCAGCAGTGCCGCGACCAAAGAAGCGGCCTGGGACAGTATCATCCTGATAAGCCATCACAGGACGATCCTTCATCATGTAAGGGTTCTCTTCAGCCTTGAGCAGTTTTGTGCCGTTAGCGATAACAACAATAGCTTCCACGAGGTCAGCATAGTCATCGGCAACAGAATCTTCAGGGAACAGGTCAACAACATCCTGACCTTCATTCTCTAACTGCTTCAGATACTCACGAGGAACTAAGCCATAATACGTGAGCAGGCGCACCTTACCATCTTGATAAGTCGTAAGATCATCAGTAGGCTCAAGGTCATCGTCAGGCATATCAGTGCCAATATCAACCTTACGATAGATACCTCGCTCAATACCTTCGACGACCTTGTGAATCGACACAAACTTTTCAATAGCACAACCAAGTGCATCATCAAGCGATGTAGCATTCGGGTCAATCAGGAAGTTCTTGGGGTTGACGGGCATGAGCTTGACAGCAACACGATCCATCTCTTTAACGCCAATAGCAGCTTGACCAATGACACCCGGAATAGGCTGAGTCGCAGGAACATACTCTTTCTCAGTCTTAACAATAATCTCACCGATGCCTGTACCGTAGATTTCAGCCATCAACTCAATCTGGTCAATAGACTTCTTGATCTTGTCCCGAGCAAAGTCCTCCATCAGCTTGAGCTTAATCTCTTCAACATCCAAGGGATTGCCATTCACATCCGCAATGTCATCCTTGATGTCAAAGAACTCACCCTGACCGAAGATAGCTTCCATGATCTCAGCGTGTCGAGTCTCAATAGCCTGCTGCGTAGCAGGGGAGACAATGCGACTACGCTCCGACTCTCGTGTGCGATCCTCAGCAGCCCATTGACCACGGAAGATACGTTCAAACTCAAGCCAGTTGTCGAGGAAGTTAGTGTCCCGCCAATCACGCCACGAGTCTGTACGGGCAACAACCCAAGAGACTAACTCTTTGTCAGACTCTGTAGGTTCAGCAAATTCGTTCTGTTCAAATTTTTCCATAGTCACCACTTAACTTTGTTGGCCCAGTAAGCCGCAGACATCTTGCCTTTGGCGATGTTCTTTGCATGACGATCTTTAAAGGCCTCATTGCGGGCAGAGCCATCAGGAGAGCCTTTAACGCCTTGCTGACCAAACCGAATAGTCTTGATCTTGTCGCCCTCTTTGGCAACAACAACGTGACTCTTGGTTGGATGGTCAGGGGTAGCTTTAGGTTTGTTATAGCCGCTTACGCCAGCCTTCTCAAGCCTAGAATCTTTCTTAGTTGCCATATTAGTATCCCGAGATAGGGTCAAATACTTCATACTCTTCTTCATCGTAATCAGGCATGAATGAAGAGATAGC